CAGGACACCATTAAAATAACATATGTTTAATCATGTACAGCTTGACCGTGAAGTCCCCAAACTACAACAACTAAACGAAAACGGTACCCGTTATTACGTTACACCAGAAGGTAATAAGTATCCTTCTATCACAACAGTGCTTGCTGCCTACAACATAGGTTATATTATGGAGTGGCGCAAGCGGGTTGGTGAAGAGGTAGCTAATAAAATATCACAAACAGCTTCCGGTCGTGGTACAAGAATTCATACCTTATGTGAGCAATATATTGATAACAAGGTACCTGCATTCAAGAGTCCTTTAGATCAGGAGCTGTTTAATAAATTTAAACCTACTCTTCATCGTATTAACAACGTATATGCTCAAGAGCTACGAATGTACTCTGATCATTTGCGTATTGCTGGTACAGTGGATTGTGTAGCAGAATTTGATGGAGTTCTATCAGTTATTGACTTTAAAACAGCGAAACGGCTTAAAAATAAAGAAGATATCGAGAATTATTTTATGCAATGCTCTGCCTATGCTATTATGTTTGAAGAACAGTTTAAGATACCGGTTGCTCAAACCGTTGTTGCAATTGCTGTAGATGACGAAGAGCCTCAGGTGTTTGTTGAACGAAGAAACACTCATGTAAAGCGACTTATGTACTTTCGGGACCTTTACGAAAAGAAGAGTGGATTAGTAGTGGCTTCTGCTGTATAATCTATATGTGGGCGGTTGAGAATTAGGTTGCCTAAATAATAAACGATCGTATGAAGTTAATCGAAAGTAGTTCTGGACAGGGGTGCAAATCCCCTCAGGTCCACCATAAGGTCTTAGAGCCAATACCGCCAACGACATGTTGCGGTAAAGGATGTGAATATTGTGTATGGATAAGTTATTTTGAAGCACATAATTCATGGAAGAGTCTTTATGATGGGCCTGTTCTAGATTCGACAGGGCAATAAGTACAAAGATGGACGATCCGACAGAGTTGTCGTAAACACTAAACAAAAGTAAACGCAAACGACTCAAAGTTCGCATTAGCAGCCTAAACGCTGCTTAGGGTTTCGGTAGGTTTCCTCGTAACAGAATAACCTATCATTTTAAACACTCATACACACAAAGGAGATTATTATGAGTAACATGACCCCCTTCGAGATTCGTCTCGAACTTCTCAAGATGGCCAAAGATATGCTTGGTGACGATTACTATGGTAAGCGCGAAGTAATATCTAACGACTGGGCCACAAAGGTAGAGACGGCTAAACACGCCGGCCAGACACCTCCAGAGCACCCGGGCTACCCAGCCTATCCCTCCGAAACAGATATCATTGCAAAGGCTCATGTCTTGAATGGTTTTGTTTCTAACATACCTACAGACATCAAACAGACTTCAACCAAGAAGTAATCTGAAGGCAGAGGCCCTTGTTAACTCGAGGGCCTCCTTAATAAGGAAAACCAATGGTAAAAACTTTTAATCTATTTTTAAGAGTAGGTTTAATTGTATTGACTGCATTTTTAATTGCAAAATTTACAACTAATAAGATCGAGTATTATAAAACTAATCCGTATAATAGTACCCCTATTACAATGGAAGAAAGAGATAGACAGTTAACCTGTCTTGCAAAGAACATCTATCATGAAGCCGCCACCGAGCCTTTTGAAGGTAAAGTAGCAGTAGCGCAGGTTACTATTAACCGAGCAGAGTCAGGTAAGTTTCCGTCAGATATTTGTAACGTAGTATATCAAAAGAACGTTGTATACGGTAAAGTAATCTGCCAGTTCTCTTGGTACTGTGAGAGCGGACCTAAGGTAAGGTCTAATACTCATTACAAAGAGTCAATGGAAGTAGCTAAGAAAGTATTACTAGAAAATTTTAGATTACCATCTTTACATAAAGCAATGTACTATCATGCTGATTATGTAAACCCTAATTGGAATCTTCCTAAGATCAGTCAAATTGGTCGTCATATATTTTACGGTGAGAAAAATGGAAAAATTTAACGAAATTAAAGATAGAGTATTTTCTTATTTTGAAGGCTTTACAAGAGCAACTGCAGATACGTTTGCATGGATAAGTGTTGTAACGTTGATCTGCGCAACCATTCCAGGCTTTATTGCCGTGATGGCTGGTGCTACTGATAAGATGCCTCCTCTGGATGTAGCATTAATGTTGTGGGCGGGTCTGTTGCTTTATTTTGTAAAGTCAGCTATAATTAAAGATATGCTGATGGTGGTAACAATTGGATTTGGTTTCGCCATTCAAGCAGTAATGCTTGGCCTAATTTACTTTGTATGACTGACGAAAACGAACAATTAACTGACGCGCTTGTAATAACTAAACGATTTAGGTCTCCTACTGAGTTTAGTTTGTATATTGATGAGATAGTAGCAAACTTTAATACAACCTATATGGATGCCGTTATTAGTTATTGTCATGAAAAGGATATCGATATTGATAGTATCGGATCATTGATTAATCAGAAGCTTCGGGAGAAGATTCAAATGGAGGCTGAAATGGCTAACATGATTAAACCCCGAGGTCACTTGCCTGTATGATTATGGAACCATTTGAAGTTTATCGTTATTATTTGGCTTTACGCCTACATTTTACGACAGACAGTTATGATGTGATTGAGCAAAAAGGTCGTGTTAGGGCTACCAAGAATTCTTTTCTAAAACGAAGAGATCTTTTATCAATTAACCGAGTAGCAGAAACTTACTCAGATAAAGATATAGTAAACTTCTTGGTAGCCAATTTTGTGTCCGGTGATAGATGGGGCGGGGTATTTGATGTTGAAGCTAAAGACCGCTACCAAGGATGGAAGAAACGTATAGAATCTATCTCATATACGTTTAAAAAAGAGATTGATAAAGCGGTTACATACTCAGATAAAAATGGTATTGCCTTTGATCATCTCTTCAGTTGCAATAATGGGCAGCACCCACCTATTGTAAAGATGTATCTTCGGAATGATATTTCAATTGAAACTCTTGTAATCTTGAATAAGCTAAATAATTTTACTGATCAATTAGATCAGGACTTAAAAAATGATTTAGTTTGGCCGGATACATCGAGAATTATCAAGAAGTATTCACCTTTTCTAGAAATTAAAAAAGACAAATACAATGAAATTTACCGAAGAGCAATTGGACCTTTCTGAATCCCGTATCACGGAGATAGAAAAGTCTATTTGTATCATGCAAGACAGTATGACAGAACTGTCGGAACATATTAGAGAAACCCAACGATATTTGATTAAACTTGCACATCACCAATCGGAAATTACGAAACGTATTTCTGCCTGGCCGTTTATTGCAGTTGATAGTAACAGAGATGAAACGTAAAAATTTTGAAATCGACTACGAGAAAAAAGCTCGTAAAATTACTAAAGGTGTCGATAAGAGTGGCAAATATCGAAAAAGTATATATAATATGTTAGAAGAGGAAGATGAAGATCTTGATCTTATTAACGGTGATGTAGATGATTATGATGATCTTGATGATAGTAAATAATAAAATACAACACAATACTTCGCTTATACAACGCATACAAGGAGATAGTTATGGCATTAGATTTTAGTTCTATGAAAAAGAGTTCAGGTGGTTTCGACAAATTGATGAAAGAAGTCGAAAAGATTGCAACACCTCAGACTCAAGACAACGCAAAAGATGACCGCTTCTGGCAACCAGAGGTAGATAAAGCTGGTAACGGCTACGCAGTCATTCGATTCCTACCACCATCAGCAGGCGAAGAGCTTCCTTGGGTTCGTATTTGGAACCATGGCTTCCAAGGTCCGACTGGTAAATGGTACATCGAGAATTCTCTCACAACCCTAGGTAAAGCCGATCCCGTTTCTGAACTCAATACTGAGTTGTGGAATTCTGGTATTGAAGCTAACAAAGATCTGGTACGTAAGCAAAAACGCCGCCTGACTTATGTTGCTAATATCTACGTGGTTAAAGATCCAGCACATCCTGAAAACGAAGGTACTGTCAAGCTGTATAAGTTTGGTAAGAAGATCTTTGATAAGATTAAGGATGTGATGCAACCTCAATTTGAGGACGAGGATCCAGTTAATCCTTTCGACTTCTGGAAGGGTGCTAACTTCAAGTTGAAGATTCGTAATGTTGAAGGTTATCGTAACTACGATAAGTCTGAATTTGATTCAGCTACACCTTTAGCAGAAGATGATGCTCTTGAATCCATTTGGAAAAAGCAACACTCATTAGCTGAGTTTGTTGATCCTAAAAACTTTAAGTCATATGATGAGTTGAAGGCTAAGTTAACCATGGTACTTTCTGCTACAGGTGCAGCTGCACCCCGTGCTGAAGCCATGAGCTTAGATGAGGATATGCCAAAGCCGGTACCAGCTAAAGCAGCTGCCAAGCCTAAAGCAGACTTCGACAACGCAGATGATTCCCTATCCTATTTTGCCAAATTGGCAAATGACGATTAATTAGGTAGTCTTAGCCTGACCCTGGACACTCGTTACCAATAGTAACTTAGGTCCAGGTAGGGTGACGAGCTAATTAGATTTAAGTGTAACTTTAATTTAATTTTTTGGAGATTTTTATGAAGAATATTTTTGCAATTGTTATCTCTACGCTTGCTTTGACTGCCTTTGC